AGTGAGGTGGCCGCGGACGTTCTCCAAGATTGCGAGTCGCGGTCCCATCTCGCGAATGGCTCGCAGGACGTGCGGCCACAAATGTCGTTCATCGTCGGTGCCTTTCCTATTGCCTGCATGAGAAAACGGCTGGCACGGGTAACCCGCGGTCAGGATGTCCACCCGCTCAACGGCCCCGAAATCCACGCCAGTCACGTCGCCATAGTTCGGGATGTCCGGCCAGTGATGGTCGAGAATCTTCGACGGTGCCGCATCATATTCGACATGCCACGCAACGGTCGCGCCGTAATGCGCGGCCACCGCCAAATCCAGGCCGCCGTACCCGCTGAACAGTGACCCTATTCGCACGTCACCCGGTCCATTCAATCCAGTAGATGAGGATGAAGATGCCGGCGACGAGGACGGCGGCCAGGGCTAACGCTTCGGCGAGGCGGCCGCCGTCGTCGTCGTCGTTGTTCATGCTGTTTGTGGCTCGGTGTCGTGTTCGGCCTGGTAGGCGGCCAGGATGCGGGGGTGGATGGGGCCACGTTTCCCGATGGGTAGGTTGTTGTCTTTCGCCCATGCCCGGATGCGGGCGTTGAGGGCGGCCTTGTCGACGGTTTCGCTGTTCATGTTGTCCCTTCTAGTGGTGGTTTGATTTCGTCGGTGTTGATGTCTTGGAGGGCCATGCGGGCGTGCTCGAGGTATAGGGGCCAGCGGGCGGACTGTTCGCCGACGAGGTCGGACGGCTGATAGCCCTCGACCCATGCGATGACGAGGGCCGTGTCGTACACCTGTTTCCGTTGCCGGGGATCCATCACTGGTCGCCTTTCACGATGCGGCGGAATCCTACGATGTCGTCGGGGTTGAGGCGGTAGCCGCCGTGGCGTCGGTGGGCGTCGTCCCGCATCCGCTCGAGCTCGTCCCATAGGTCGTCGTTGTCGTCGAGCAGGTCGTCCAGTAGGTCTTGGTTGATGAGGTGGCCGTCGTGGCGGCCGGAACGGTAACCGGACCAGTAGGCGATGAACGCCGCGGTGCAGGCGATGATGGCGGCGATGACGAGTGCCCCCCACCAGGTGACTGTAATCATGCGCGGGCCTCCAATCCTTGACCTGGTTCGTGTTCGATGATGCCCCAGGACGGCACACTAAACGTTAGCCGCCGGTAGATGGCGCACGACACCCCGCACACGGGGCAGTCGACGCGGGCCTGCCGATGATCTGGGTGCACGGTTGTGCCCGTGCCAGCACAGTAACTCATGCGGTCACCTGCGCCAGTAAGAGGTGACCGTTATTCACGCCATAGATATGGCCGTTGTCATCCTTGAGCCAATAGGTGACGAACCTGCCAAACGCCATATCGCGCACGGTGACGTCGTCAACCTGATACACCTGGCCCTTCGCCAATCCTTGAGCGTCCACCAGGCTGCGCACTAGGTCACCGACCATATGTGCCATGCCGCTCATGCGGTCACCGCCGAGCGAGCGGCGACCGCAAGGTACTCGCTCCCGTAGCACTCGATCGCATTAGAGGCGGAAGAGTACGTCTTGTACTTCCGGACTGTCGACGGGGTGAAGACCATTGTGCTGCTCAGGTTCCATCGTCCGGTGACGCTTGAGCGGTATGCGCCAAGTCCGATAAACGTCCGGTTGAACAATCGACCGTTTGACGCGAATGCCGTGATGTAATCCTCGCTCTGCTTGACCTCGACCTCCCACCCGTGTGCGCGAAGTTTCGCGACTTGGTGCTCGATAAACATTTCTGGCTTCGACTTACTCATTTCTGCCTCCCTTGTCGGTGTTGCCTTATGTGGGAGACTCTACACGGGGTTTCGGGCTGGTCAATAGTTTCGGCAAGGTTTTTTGGTCACGGTTTCGTAACAGTCACCGGCACGGGTATTCGGCCCATCTGGCCTGGAACGGGGCCGTGATCCACCGGTAGACCTGGTCGGCCGACCAGTTGGCGTAGTAGGTGGTGTCGGTGGTGCCGCCAGGGCCGATGCCCCAATGCCGCCAGTCCGTGCCGCGGGCCGACAGGTGCAGGTAGACGAGGCGGGCCTGCCGGGCGGGGTCGAGCATCGCCGACCTGGACCACCAGGGTTTCCCCGCGTGCGCCGACGTCTGCACCTGAAAGATACCTAGGGCCCCCGTGTACCACCTCGACGACTCGTCAAGGTTGTGGCCACCGGATTCGCGCATGGCGATGGCCCACGCGGTGCGCAGCTGCTCGCCACGGAAACCAGCGCCGTGAAGTAGCCGCGCCAACGGGTCGAGGCACGACCACCGGTCACGGTCCCGCGACGGTTTCCGGGCCCGTGGCGGGGTCCACGTCGACGGTGTAGGCGTCCACACTGGTGCGGCGTGAACGGCCGCCGTGGACCCTGTCAGGGCCGCTGGTGGGGTCGTGGGTGGCACGCCGACCGGGGTGATGGTGGCGGCGAGGGCTAGGGCGGGGATTGCGCAGATCCTCAACATGGTCGTCCACGGTACCAGGTATGCTCGAGGGCGTGGATGACGACGGCGACGGCGTGTATTGGGAGATAGCCCCCTGAACGACGGAAACCGGCCCCGCACCCATCACGGGGCACGGGGCCGAAACTAGCGCAAGTTGATATGTTCGATTAGTCCAGGCGCAGCCTATTCACTGTCGTCGTCGTCGTCGCCGGCGTCGATTTGGACGAGGCCACGAGTCGCCGCCTGGTCGAGGATTTCCGCGAATCCCCGTTTGCAGTGCTTGAACAGGTCGTCGACGACGTCGGGGGCGTAATGGGACATGGTGGCCCCCGATTCCACCGTCAACGACCCGATGGACAGATGCACCCATAGCTCGGTCACGGCCCCACCTTTCCCCTACACTGTCGACACCTACACACTTTGGAGCGTCGTTGACACCGGAACACCTCGACATTATCGCCCGCGCCTGGCAGTCCGCCCGCGACACCGAACACCAGCTGCGGGCCCAAATGCGGGACGCCATCGTGGCCGCCTGCGACGCCGGCATGACCGAGGTTAGGGCCGCCCACGTCGCCGGTGTCGACCGGCAAACCGTCAGGGCGTGGCGCGGCAAACATTAGATGACGTTGATGTCGGTGACCTTGCCGGCCGACGTCCAGAACGTGAGCGTCCCAGGGGTGGACTGGCCGCCGTGCCGCTGATCGAACCACGGGCTGCCGGTGTCCACGGTGGGGGCTTGCATCCACAGCCGATCCCCGTCCTGCTCGATGCGCAAATGGTGGTAGTGGCCGGTCAACAGGATGTCGGCAGCAGCGATCCGGTGTCGGGCGTGAGCCTGTCGAGCCCACCAGTCGTGGCCCTTGCCTTTGCGGAATACGTGGCCGTGGGTGGCGCCGATGATGGTGCCGCAGGCTTCGATGGTGACGGTGAGGTCGTCGGGGTCGGGGGTGACGATCTCGACATGGTCGAACCCGCCCGCCAGTTGTAGGGCGTCGTGGACGGCGGCGGCGACATCGACCAGCCACGAGTCGGTCGCCCGCGGCTTCATCCCCATCAACCTGGTCGTTTCGTCGTGGTTGCCGGGTGCCACGGGGACGACGAGCCGGTCACACAACGGCGCCAACCGGGTGACGTGCTCGAGGAGCAGCCTGCGCACGATGCGGACCTGCTCGGTGACAGTCAGGTCGGAAAACAGGGCTACGGCCCCGTTCTGGGACGCTTGGCCCTCACACATATCGCCGAGCACAGCCAACACAATCGTCGACGGCCGACGTTTCCGCACCACCGCCGTGAACTGGTCCAGGGCGTCGACGACGCGGCCCACGATGACGTCGCTGCCACCGGCGGCGGTTTCCTTCCCGACCTGCCAATCCGATAGGCATAGGACGGCGGCCTGGTCGGTGCGGGCCTGCGTCACGGGTTTCGGCCGGCGTCGCCCGATCGCGGCCACCAACTCGTCGACGTCGACCACCGGCCGCGCAGGCTCGACAGCCCACACCCGCCTGGTGACAGGGACGGTGGTGGCGTCGTCACCCTGACCGAGCCGGATCCAGGCCGCCGGGTCGTGGCTGACTTTGACGAGGCGGCAACGCCACCCGTCGGGCACAGTCACACCGAGGGCCCGCACCTCGTCCGTCCAATCATCCGGCCCCGGGGTGCCCTGCCCGATGGTCACGACCTCGGCGCGGCCGTCAGCCCCGTAGGCGACCGACGGTGACCAGCCCGCAGGCACCCTAAACTCCGGTATCTGCCTGCCCGTTGTGGCAGCTGTCAACGCCTCGAGGTCATCGTTCAACGCCACAGGCGCACCCGTTCTGTTTCCCGAGCATCGTCCGGCGGTGACGTTGCAACGCATCCGGTTTCACCTGATGCCCCGCCGCGGCCAGGATCTCCGACAGGGTCGTCGTCGCCACCATCATCCCGTCAGGTTTCGGCACCGTCAAAACATGCACCAGTTTCGCGGCCGTGTCGGCTGGCAGCACCGTCAACACGGCACCCACCGAACACTCGGGTCCACGCCTGGGGTGACCGGACGCCACCACAGCGTCCAGGGCGGCGTCCAGGTCTAAGGGTTCCGGCTGCGCCATGCCGTCCGCGCATCCTCACGCCAGTCCCGCAACGGCCGCAACGTGTCCACCTTCCTGCCCTTCGTGCGCAGCCAATAGTCGAGGCCCAGCTCGCGGCCGCCGTCAGTCCATGACGCGTGCCGGATCACGCGGGAGAAGGGTGCGCGGCGGCCCCATTCGTTGCCGGTGACGTCCCGCAGCGCACACAGGGTTTTGGCGGTGAGGTCGAGCATCGTGGGTGAGTATTCGCTGATTGAGCGGCCCCACACGTTGTGCTCGATACCCCACAGGAACAGGTGCCCTTGATCCTGCGAGATGTTGACGGCGGGCCACGGCCCACCGAGGCCGGAGTGCCAGCAGGACAGGGCACTGTTGACGATGACTTTGTCGTGGGTGGTGACGCTGTTGCAGTACGGGTACTGTTCGCCGGGAGCATACGTCCAGTCGATGGCCCCCTGGTCGACGCCGACGAGGTCGTGGACGATGACGCCACGTAGGCCACCGGACCACGGGCGGCCCCTGGTGTCCCAACCTGGTTTGAACACTAGATGTTTGGCGCCGACCCAGTCGTTGAGGGCTTCCCGAATCTTCGCCGGTGTCGTCATGACAGGTCACCGTCGGGCGATGAGTGCCGGGCCCGCACCTTCCCATAACGATCATCCTGCGGGTTGAGGTAGTTGACGATCACGGGGAGGGCGGCGGCCGCCGCGGCAATCACCCAGGTCTGCCACTTGTCGAAACCTATGGTGCCGGTGGCGGTCCAGTCGGCGACAGCCATCGCCAGGATGACCGATATCCCAACCTTCAACGCTGTCGCGAACGGTGAACGCGCAAGCCATTCCATGTTAGTCCCCTAAATGCCAGGTGATGTGGTTGTCGATCTTACTCTCAACGGTGTCTAGTTTCCGTTCGATGCGGTCGAGGGCGTCCCGCGTGCTCGAACCCCCGTTAGGTTTGAACTCCCGCGACATCGCCAACTGCGACCGGATCAGCCACGTCAACGCCGCCACAGCCACGCCCCCTATCGACAGCAGGGTCAACGCTTCGGCGGGGCTGTTCAACCAGTCAGGCATCGTCGGATCCTCGAGGGTGAGCGGGCATCGGTTATGAGATGACTTCATACAGTCGGGCGTCGTCCCACCACACAGTCACACCAGTCGTCGTCCGGCAACGCAACGTCAACTTCGCCACGAAACAGTTATCGGGCACCGTGAAATCGAACGTTTCCACCGCGTAGGCGGTGCCCGTGGACCGGTTCGACGTCGTCACCAACGTTGTCGCCGTGCCGAGAGTGTTCGGGACGCCGTCCTGCTGACACGCCAGCCATGACGTGATGAAGTCATTACCGGTGCCAGGCATCGCCGCCGACGTTTTCACCGCCACCGTCGCCCGTAGTTTCTGCCGCGGTACGACGGGGACGATGGTGTTGGATTCGATGATGGTGAGCACGGTCCCGGCCGTGTGGACACCCTTTAGGGCGAACTGGCCGTCGTACACGTTCGGGGCGGTGTCTTTCGTCCACGTCGCGCTAGCCGCGTAGATCAGTGTCCACGTGGAATCTTCACCCGAATACAAGGGTGCATCCTCGAACGACCCGTCGGTCAGCAGCTGCTCACCGGTGCCGGCGGTACGTCGGCGGCCCGTGTACGCCAACTTGAGCCGGGCATCAATCAGGTTCAGGCTGCCGCTGTGGTCGTGCAAAACCTGCATCGACACCAGGTCACCCTTAGTGAGGTTGAGGGCGGGGTCGTCCGCGGAATGAATCGTCGGGTCACCGTTCAGGCCGGCGATCTGGTTGAACAGGGCGGCGGTGCCGTTCACGTTGACACGGATCTGCCGACGGCCGGTCGCCGACGCCCAATGCGCATACCCTGACACCGCGTACACCCCGGTCACCGGTGCGACGAGGGCGGTGCCTGAGTTGTTCATGTTCCACGGGTCATACACCGTCGACCCCAACGTGAGGGACGTCAACGACCCGTTAGTGGTGGACACGGTGCCGACCTGGCGGATGTCGGCCACCGGTGGCCCCTCCGGTGCCACCATGCCTAGCACGATCCGGTCAACACCGTCGGTGGCATACCAGGCAAGGCCACCAGGCCGCGGCGGATACTCCCCCAAATAGTTGGCGATCACGTCACCGGTGTCGTCGCCCCACGTTTGCGCGGCCGGCACCATGACAGCCTGACCGGTCGTGATCGAATACACCGGGTCCGAGTCGACCGAGCGGACGGTGCCGACACCGAGCCGCAACCGGTTCCCTTGCTCCTGCGCCGACAAATCGGCGAGAAACTTGACCGCGTCCACTAGGTCACCCTCCGCTGCTTCGACTCCGCCGTCATAGCCTCCGTCGGCCCCAACGGGATCGACAACCTCGACAACAGGTAGGTGGCATCAACACCGACCGATGCTTGCGTCACCGTCACCGGATCATCGACATCGAGGGACGGGTCGACGATCTGCGACCACGACAGCCGTTCCGCGACACCCCGGGTTTTGGCGAGCTGTAGCCGGGCGGCCCGCTCCGCGTCAGCGACGGTGGTGATGAGCGGGCTCGAATACACCCGCAACCGTTTCCCGAAGTTGCCGAGATAGTAGGTGGGGCTGGTTTGGTCGGTATCCCACGCCGTGAACCGTGGGATGGTGCGCCGCAGCTCGGACGTTTCCCCGATGGCGAGGATGCCGTTGTAGGTGTCGGCCGTGTCCCACGTTTTCGACATCGACAACACCAGCAGGTCAGTGGACCCGTATTGCACGATGCCGGTGGCGGGCACGTCGTCGACGACCTGCGACATCGTCACCTGGCCGTCCACGTCGAAATACAGCCGGTAGCCCTTGGATTCGGCGATTTGGACGGCGTCCCGCCACGGGTCCGAGTCCCCTTCAACGCCGAACGCTGACACGGGGACGGTGGTGCCGGTGGTCGGTAGTTGGCCGCCGGCGAATGGGACATCCTGCCAGGCTTGCTGAAGGATGGCGGTGATGACGGTTTCGGTTTCGTTGTTCGTGGTGGTGACCTGGACACGGGTCGCATACCTGGCCCGCGACACACGTTCGGACCGGTCGACCAGGCCACCGAGGGCGAACGTGACACCGGACCCGGTGTCGTCGACGCGGGCTGATGTGTACCCGAATACACCTAACGGCACTAAATCCTGGTCGCCGGTGTTCGGGTAGGTGATGCCCCGATATAACCGGATCTCGTACCCGTTGAGCGGGTTGAGCAGGTCGTCGACGTCGAGCGGGGTCAGGGCCCCGGTGGAGTCGACGAGTTGCAGGTCGCCCGCTTCACGCCGCACCAGCCGGTCCACGTCGACCGTGACCACACCGGACAGCGGCTCGAGCGTGGCTAGGACGTCGCCGTCCACCGTGCACACCTGCGCCAGAGTGGCGACCTTGTGCCCGTAACGGAGGGCGTTACGGAACTCGGTGGACACTGGGTATGCCACGGTCACACCTCCGGCTCGTCAGGCGTCACAACCAGCCGCCCATCGACGACGTCGACGACACCGGTGGGAAACGCGGCGTCATCCCACTCAAACGTGGCCGGGTCACCGTCCACCTCGACAGGGTCACCCAACAGCACCCCGTTCACGCTGTGCCCGCTGCAATCCGCTGTCGACCGTAACGTACCCATCACGAATACCTCGTCTGATAGTAGGTCACAATCTGCCGCAACTCATCCGACGACAACACCCGCCGAAACACCGCCGCCGCGACGAACTCAAAATCCTGGTAGCCGGTCGTGGCGCCTGCGCTGCGACCTATCCGTACTGGCAGCGCATTGGCGAGGGATCCAACGGTGCTTGTGCTGGTAGATGCGGTCGCGGTCATGTCTGTCCAGCCGACTATGGTTTGCGCGGCCCTATCCACGACCATTGTGCGCACATGCGACGCGCCTACCGTATAGGAACTATTTCTAGTTATTTCGGTGCCTGCAAGATCGATCAAGGCACGCCACGACGCGGTCGTGCCAGCGTTCAAAATGGCGTAGCCGTTATCGTAGCCGTCAGACTTTGACAGAATGATGCCGAGGTTTGTGGGAGTGTTCCACTGCCGCACGATAGCGACAGCGGTAAACGAATCACTTGCGCCGAAGTCTAGATTAGCGTTGTCGGGTATTTCCATATAGTCGTCGGTGCCGAACAACCACACCGGCTGCCGCACCACCGCCACACTCTTACGCCCCGACGTCGCCCGGTTGATTGTCACCGTCGCAGCGTTCGACGATGACTCAGTGAAAGTTGTTGCCGAACCAGTTGTCAATGTGCCCATGTTGGCGTCGAACACCACGGTGCCGTCGATACCGTTGCGCAACTGTGCACGGTAAAACTTGCCCGCCATCCTGGTGCCCGCCACATCACCAATCTTCAGGGTCGACGTTCCCGAGAAAACGGACGTGACGCCCGCTTGTGTCACCGTCGTCCCAAGTTGCGTCCACGTCGCGCCGTCATCCGAGGTGAAAAACTTGATGTCCCGGCCTGACGCCCCGTTGTCGACATCGAGCGTGGCCCGCACCCATTTCGGCTGCCCATCGCTCACACCTGTCGCAACCGTTGACGTCGCCGAGTTATTTGTGCTGCCGTTCGCCGTCCAAAACAGAGACAGAGTGCCCGCGGCGTTCACCCACAGCAGCCACGAGTTATTGCTTGCCGTGTCCCATTTGCCGAACAGGCCGCTAGTGGCGGCTGGCGTCCAGTCATCCGCAGCCAACCAAACCCGCACATCCAGGTCGCCGGTCACATCCAACGCCGCAGCGTCCGGCGTCGTCATGTTGTTATTCGCCAACCCCGGCAGATACACATACGCCTGATTCTCGTTCGCCAGCCACAGCGGGTCGTTAGAATCGGCCGACGCCGACGACCCCAACTGTGCGTTCATCGCCGTGCCACCGGTGCCCAGGTTCGTCGCCGTCTGCCCCGCATTGGAATACAAGGCGTCCAACCACAGGACAGCCTGCGACCGCAGGATCGCCTCGGGCCCGCCCGACACCTGGAACCCGCGCCGCGCACCCACCGACGCCGACTGGTCGAACGGGCGAGACACCCCGAACCGGCCCACCCCGCTACGCCCCCGCGGCGATAACGTTGACCGTCACACTGCCCGACGCCGCCGCCGCAAACAGTTTCTCGCCGCTGGACAGGTCCGACGCGAACGCTATACCCGGCGTCAACACGAAACCGTAGGACGTCGACGACACCGCACTACCGCCGAGGTACACGGTGCCTGACTCCACCGACGCCACGAGCTGCTGGCCCGGCTGCGAATCGGTTTCGGTCAGGTTCAGCTCGGTGGCCGCGGTGCCCACCGATATCCGGTTGTGCTTCACTGCCATCGGGATCCTCCTAGCGTAAATGCGGGACACGTCGTAATCGGTTTCTACGAAACCAACGTTCAAGCGTTGCACCGGGTTCGTCAGCGTCCCCTCAGACACCCAGTCCCGGGACGTGAGCCGGATGATGTAGGCGTCGTTCACGCTGGACACTGACCGGAACGGTGACGTCAGCAGCAACTCACCCTGAACATCCACGAGGGATTTGACCGTTTCCCAGGAGAGGCGGCTCGAGGTCGTGAACGCCAGGTTCCCGTCATCCCCGTGTAGGTCACCCGACACCACGACGGGACGGCGCGACCCCAACGGCCGGAACACCTGCACACCCTCATATTGCGTCCACGACACCCCGGCCACCGGCACGTCAGTGATGTAGTACGTCATGGGGGCGTCAAGGCTGCGCAACTCCCACGACGTCGCATTAGTTGTCGTCACCGTGCCCGTAGCCTCCGGGCTGGTGATCTGCGGTGCCGTGCCCGCGGCCGTGATAGTCGCCGTATACACGACAGCGGTGCCCCGTGGCGCCGTGTAGTCGTACAGGACGACGCTGCCCGACGTCGGCATCGTGTCCAACGCTGTCCCGATCGTGGCACCGGACCTTGTCACCGTGTACCGGTACGGGGACGCCGACCCGACCACCGTGACCGCGGCCCGTTTGAACGTGTCATCCCACGACACAGACACCGTCGGCGCACCAATCGGCGTGAACGCCAACGTTTGCGTGACACTGTTCTGCCACGCCGACGTCACCGGCACCGTGAACTTATCCGACACCGTTTTCACGTACGCACGGAACACCAGGCCGTTAGCGCCAATCGCCGTGTCCGGCACAATCGACGTACCCGCACCAGCCACCACCGTCGAATACAGTGACGTCGACGTGTCAGCGTTGAACGCTGTACCCGAAAACACCGCCGACGAAAACACCTTCACCACCGCCGACGACTGCGCCCCCGAATCCGCATCCGAATACGTCCACGAAACGGTCGGCCGGTCCGTCGTCAACGGTGTCGCCACCACCGTCCCCACGCTCGGCGTCGACACCAGGTCATACTCAACCCGCAGCTGCACAAACCTCAGATTCGTTGACGGCGTCGAACAGTAGAGGGTGGCGGCGTTGAGCGTAGCCGTCGACCAGCCCGAGGTGCCGCCGCTCGCCGGCGGGTTCACCCACCCACCGAAATACGCCACCGGTGATGCACCCGCCGCCGTAGTTTCCAACGCCGCCAACTGCGACCCACCCGACAACACAGCGACCGTGACGATGCCGGACGACTGCAACCTGGCCGCGGGACGGATCCGGCCAATGACCGAGCCGCCCGTCACCACGTTCTCGAAATCCATGTTCATGTTGGCGCGGGACGACGTCGGCACCGCCGTGCACTGCACCCACGTCGAATCCGACGAGTCAGCCAGGTAGGCGTCAGCGGACCCGAACGCCACCACCGTCCCGTTGTTGTAGGCAGCCCAGGACCCCACCACCACCGGGTCAGCATTAGGGAACGCCGTACCTACACCCATTACCTGACTCCTGCCCGGCCCCTGGTGCGGGCCTCTCGTCCCACCTGACTGAACGCATCCGTGACCGCGTCCGTGATCTGCTGCCGCACCGTCGCCGTCACCTCACCGTTCACCGTGATCTGCACCGCCCCAGCCTGCACCTGGAACTGCTGCCCGGCCTGAATCGCGGCCAACGTCGTACCAGTCGTCACTTCGGCACCGATCTGCCCGATGACGTTGGCCGGTGCCTGGAACTGACTGGACAGGTTCGCCACCGTGTCGATGGTGACCTGCCCACCCTCGAGGATCGCCTTCGCGTACTGCAACCCCTCGAACGGGCCCAGGCGAATGATGTCCGCCAACGCAATCGGCCCCAAACCCTTCTCACGCAACTGGTCGAGGGATGCCGCGAACTGCTTCACCGTCGCCAAACGCTGCCGCAGATTCTGCGAAATCGTTTCCCCGGTCAACGGCAGGTCAGGGTTCACCGTCGTCAGCTTGCCGAAGTCGGCGGCGATGTCAGCGAACTGGCGTTGTACGTCGCGGAACTCGTCGGCCCTGTCACGGATCCGCTCCAACCGCTGGTCGGCGACATCGACGATGGCTTCGACCCTGTCGGCGATGGCGGCGACCCCGTCGGGTGCGCGTAGCCACTGCGAAACATACGCGTCGACACCTTGCCGCCCGGCCGCCAGCACACCCTTCACGATGCGCCGCCAATCCGGTGACGACAGGATCGAGTCAGCCATGACCGCCGGAATACCAGCCGCCACCAGTTTCACCCTCGTCGCCAACACCCGCGACTGCTCCGACAGGGACGCCGTCCACTCCTTGAACGGGTCACGCGGCGGCGCAACCTTCACGTCCGCGGCAGAGTAATAGCTGTCGTCAATCTGTGACTCGAAATAGGCGTTCAGGATCCGAGTCAGGTCGGGACTCATACCAACCTGGCCGGCGTTGAACCGCGCCTGTAACACAATCGACAGAGTGCGCGGTCGTGCGGCTTCGTCGGCCGCGGCAGACACCAGACCGAGCTGCTGCCGCAGATAGGACATATCCATCTGCGACATCGCCAGAATTTCGTTCTTAGCGTCCCGGGCACTAGGGACAACATTGAGCCCTATCTTGTTGCCGACTATTTCCAAAACACTGCTCAAAATGCCAATATCTCTAGCGGCACCAGCGATAGGGTTGAACGAGTCGCTCAAAAATCCTAAAGACTGCTGCAACCGCGAGATCTTATCGACTAGGTCAATGACCTGGCCGACCGTGTCACCAACGCTTCGGCCCAAATCTTCGAAGGTTGTTTGTAAACCTACAGCCACATCGCTGATAGATCCCAGCCCATCCAACGATTCCTCGATGCCCTCGAGGAACCCGGTGCCGAACGCTTCCTTAGTCTCATCAAAAACGATTTGCAGATTCTCCAACCGGCCCGCGAACGTGTCCGCACTAGCCGCAGCCGCACCAGTGAACGCCGTCTGCAACTCGGCGACAGCGATACCGAAGTTGCCCGCCTTCTTAGCGTTCTCCGACAGCGGCACACCCAACCGCGTCAACGCCGTCGCCGACCCCGTCGACGCCCGAGCCAACGCCGTCGCCACACTGCCCAGGTCACGCTGCTTCGCCACCGAAATGTCGACCGCGAGCGTCAACAAATCCTGGGCTTGCTTCGCGTCCCGCGTCGCCGTGACCAGCGTTTGGAACGCTGGCCGCAACTCGTCATCCACGACGTTCGTGGCGTACATGAGTTTGTCGATGAACGCCGTGATGGAGTCCAGGGCGAACCCCTGGTTCACGTTGTCGAGGGCTGAACGTAGCCGGGCTAGTTGCTGTTCCTCAGCGGCCGCCGACTGGATCCCGTCGACCGCCATCATCCCAACAAACGCACCCAAACCCGCTAGGGCGCCAGCAGCCGCCGACTGCACCGACATAAGGTTCTTGCCGACCGCGGTCTGCATTGTCGAACCGAACTTCGACATCGGCCCGGTCGCACCCTTAGCCGTGTTCCCGAACTGGCGCACATCGTTCTGTGCACGACGCATCCCGCGGTCGTCATAACTGGTGCCGATGTCGACGACGATGCCGCCCTTGCCAGTCCTACGCGCCATTAGGACACCTTCCGGTTCACGTCACGGATAACATCAAACAACTCGTTTGTGATGAGGTCGTTGATGCGGCCATAGTTGCGGCGCACCGCCGGCACCATCACACGGCCACGCCGACGGCTCCCACCACCGGGCGTCAAATCGGGCAGGTTACGGATGAACTGGACACCGGTGCCCCGGCCGCCACTCTTAGTCCCCGCGATGGCGAAAATGTTGCCGGCCGCCTCGTTGAACGTGATGGTCAGCCGCAGGTCACGGCGCCTGGATTTGATGTTGCGGCGCATGACGTCGGGTTGCCACGCCGGCCACCCGGCACCGCCACGGCTGATAACGTTGGACTGGACGCCGCTGCCGTACCGTTTCCCTCGAGGGCGGTTTGCTGCGGTTGTGCGCCAGCCCCGCATCGGCGGGTCGTTCGGTATCTCGTTTTGGGCGTCCTTCACGATGTCGCGGCCACCCTTGGACAGCTCGGCCGCGGTACGTTTCGCCAACTCCGGCTCGAACATCTCGAGCGCCTTGAGGACGCCTGGTGTGCCGCGTACCCGCAGACTTGCCACGGTGGCCTCCTATGTTGGGCGGTGCTGGTTACGCCATCGCAGGTAGCGCAGCATGGTGTAAATCATGCGGTCGGTTTCCTGCATGAGCAGGTGAGGCGCTATCCCGGTCTCACACGCCAAATGGGCGATCAACCAGTGGGCGCTGTTTTCTCCAAAGGGGGCACATCACTCGAACCCTCCCCAACCGTGACCTCGTCGACCAGGTCAATCCACGCGTCGAACTCAAGGTCGGTCTGCTTCGTGCGATTGCAGGCTGACCACGCCAACCAGATCATGTCGGTGTAGCGGGCGTCGCTGGTGATGGTCACGATGGACCGGTCGAACTTTGTTTCAAACCGGACCGAGTCGGCCGCCGACGTCACAACTTCGACGGCCGACCCGTCCAGGTAGGTGATACGCAGGGGAAACCTCATAGCGCAGGATCCTTCCGGTGAGAGGTCAGGACGTGCCGCGGGTCACGGTGCCCGTGGTCGGCCAGGTGACGGACAGCGTGGCGATGTCGCCGACGCTTGAGGCAAACGGCTGGTACTGCGTGACCGTGCACAACGCAGTATAGGCCGGGTTAGTTGACGTGGTCGCCGACCCGGTCGGCTTCACCACCACGGTGGCCTGCGAACCGAACAACGGCCACAGCGTCGCATCAACCTCACCAGCGCCGAACGCCTGCAGGAAGTTTAGGGTGATGCTGCCGGACTTGAGACCGGTCGTACGTGTGCGCCACTCCCCACCGAAGCCGGTGGTGTCGATCTCGTCGGCAGACAGTGACACATCAACCGACTGTAGAAACGTTGAAACGGTGCCACCATTGATGGTGATGGTGTGATCTGTTGCGGCATACTTGGGCATGTCGGCGTACCTCCTACGCGTAAACGGTGACTGCGAACTGTGCCGTCAAATAGGGCACATCACCGACAGTGGTTGGCGCAACACCAACCATGTCGGTAACTCTCAATGTTTGCGCCTTCCCGCCGAGGCTACGATCACCCTCGATAGCGGTTTTCACGCTGCCGAAACCGGTCGGCGCCAGGTACGCGTCGAGCGCGTTCTGCGCCGTCCTCTCGGCGATACGGCCCACGAACACTGTGACCGTGAACTGATACTCGTCCAAACCCCGGGCGAACGCCTCGTCGTAGGTGATGTTGTCGAGGCTGACGATGGCGACCGGTGGGTTTATCTGGTCAGGGATGGTCGCCGACGTGCGCAACCCGGTGATGGTGGCAAGCCTGGCGGCCAGGCCGCTGCGCAGCTCGGTCACCGTCGGCATCACGCCACCGCGTTCGTGTTACGCATCCACGGCCGCACCAGCATTTCGACATCGGGGTCGAGGTAGCGGCTCACCCGCATCACACCCATGTCACCGTAGCCGGCGACACCGAGCGGCGAATCAAACCGCTTGAACTCGCGGGCGGCCTGGATTATGGTCGCCTGCTTGATCGCCGTCGGCACCGTAGCGAAACCCCACAGCCCGGTCACCCGCACCGTGGCGATGTTCGCATACACCGGATAGTTGTAGTCGCCGGTGGCCCGGATCCGGGTGAACGGGGTCGACTGCCCAGCCACCAACTGGTTCAACGGTTCACCCTGGTAGTCGGTCGCCGTCCACGTCTGGTCATACACATAGTCGGCGTTGCTCGAAGTTTCCAGGGTGGTGATGGTGCGGCAGTCGTCGATTTGCACCAGGTCGGTACGGTTCGCCGCGTAAACCCTCGTCGCCGTGCCCCCGTTGTAGAAAGTGCGCTCGGTGAACGAGTCCACCATGCGGGACGCCGACTCAACGGCCAGCTCGAGGAGGGAGTTGTCGACGCTGTCAGTGATGCGTAGCGCCGCCTTGATGTCGTCCAGGGTGCAGTATCCGTTAGTTATCGGCACCGGTGCCTCCGTTGTCTAACCATTCGATGAGTCTGCCGAAACCCTCGCGGTAGCCGGTGGGTTCCATATGCCCGTACAGATTCCAGAACTTCTCATTTGAGCAGTCGCGGGACAGCACACCACTCGGCATGTCATCCGTATAGGTGTAGTCAGGGTCGATGCCCACGATGTCGGCGCACAGGTCGGCGATGTCCTGCACCGTGGCCGCACCCTGCCGGCCGATATTCACCGGGCCACCATTCTCAGGGTCATCCATCACGGCGAGAATCTTGTCGATCGCGTCGTCAATCCACAGATACGACCGCAACTGTCGACCATTACCCCAAATCTCCACCCGGCCCGTGTCCCGCGCCGCCAACATCTTCGTGGCAATCGCCGTCGGGAACTTCATGCGTTCCCCTTCCCGCTCCTGCCCCACCCCGTACACCGTGTGAATGATGCCGACACGGCAGTCAATCGGGGCCCGCTGCCCAAGCCGTAACATCATCAACTTCTCGCGGCCATACATCTGGTCAGGTTTCCCCGACTCGATCAAATCCTCCGACAGCAGCGGGGCGTTACCTTCCCGCATCTGTATCTCGGTCGGATACACGCACGCCGACGACGCCAGAAACATGCGCTGCACGTCGGCCTTGATCGCGGCCTCGAGCACCGTGAACGTCATGCGCGAGTTATTCAAGTAGGGCCAGAAGTCGTGGACGTGGAAATATCCGACGCCGCCCATGTCGGCGGCCAGATGGTACACCTGGTCGACACCAGTGAAGTCGACATGGTCGCGGGTGAGGTCGGCGATATAGACATGCCTGGCCGCGTCCAATGATGCCATACGGGTCGGGTCATCGGGTAGGGCGTCAACATAGGCGTGCACGCTGTGGCCGAACTGCGCCAGTCGTCGCACTAGGTTCGATCCGATGAAACCGGCGGCCCCGGTTACAGCGATTTCCACAGCGGCATCCTCTCGGCGTAACGGCCGGCGTCGTCCCCCGCCGTCGTCAATGATTTCCGGTATCCCTCGTCAACCTGCGCTAAACCCCACGCCGGATGCAGGTGCTCAACAATGCTGTCGGCCCGGTGCGCGTACTGGCCTCGAGCCATGGCTGTCTGCACCGCCTCAGTGTCGGTGTAGTTGTGGGTGTAACCCTCATGCAGCAGTTTCCCGGGGGCGTCGACACATCCGGTCAGCGCATAGTCACGGCGCACCAGGTAATGGGTGGCGTGCCTGCCGGCGACCACGTCGGGGTTGTGTAGGTCGTTGGTGCCGACCATGCCGAACTCGTGGGCGGCCTCAAGCAGCGGCGGCAACCAACCGGGATGGAAGTGTAGGTCGTCGGATCCTATGAACAGGTACGGGTACCAGGTGCGGGCGATGGCCGTGTTGATCGCGCCCGCATAGTTTCGGGCGTTCTCGTTCAGGATGAGTTTGACCGAGGCGTCGGCCGTCATCTGGTCAGCCACCGCCAACCGGGTGACCTGGTCATCCATCTCACACACGAAAACTAGGTCGACGTGGGCAGCGTCCACCGTGGCGAACAGGTCGTTGACGACACGTTGCACACTACCGGCCCGGATGGTGGGCACCAGCACGCCGACGTCGTTCATACCGCCACCTGCCAGAATCGGTGCCCGGCCTGGTCAACCATGTCCCGCAACCTCACCGGGTCATCCCAACCCTCAACACTGGACACGCCCACGTTCGGGTTCACAACCGGGACACACCCCGACAGGACGGCCTCAATGGTGGCCCGTGACTCGGACTCAAAACCTAGCGGCAGGTGAACCCACCAGCAGGCCGTAGACATGGCCTCAAGCACGTCGGCCCGTGGCACGTTCGTCAGCATACGCAGCGGGATGCCTTGTTTGGCTGACCAGTATTTGGCGGCCAGGGGGCCCTTCAACGGATGCCACCGTTGCGCCCACACCGCGTGATCCCCTTTAGGGCCCGTGTGACAGTCCGAAGTGCGCAGGGGTGACAGGACATGCTCCACCCGCTGCGGCGCCGTCCACGACCGTTCTACGGCCTCATGCGCCGGGGTGTGGACGATCAGCACCCGGCAGCCGTTCAACAAGGCCGCGACACCAGGGCGGCGGGTCTGCTTGTGATGCACGAACACCGTCGGCTGTCGACCAGCCAACACCATGCACGCCTCATCCTCAAGGAAATCGGTGCCGGTGATGATGATGTGGTCGGCGTCCAGCGCCCGCTCCCACTCATCCGCAGCCAACAGGGTCACCTCGACACCGGCGGGCGCCAGCTCGAGCAGCTCGGCGTCAGTCATCTCCGCGCCACCAGCGAACCGGCCCGGCAGATGCGCCGGGTTATCTTGCGCGTCATCCGGCCGCGGCAAATGATGAGTCAACCACGCCAGCCTCACGCCGTCACCGCCCGCAACGCCGGCCGCCAAAACTCGTCGAACACGCGGTCGCAATCCAACGCCTGCGCCCACTCGACAGCCCGATGACTGGTGCCCCGCTGCCGCTGGTAGGCGGCCTCGAGGGCTTCGACGATGGTGCCGATGTTCGGTGTGATCCACCACGACCGCTGCATCGGATCCCAGTCAGGTTGCCCGTCGACCACCCAACCATCACCGACCAGCTCCGGCTGCGCGGTGAAATCCGAGACGATGACCGGGGTGCCGCACGCCTGCGCCTCCGGCACATGAATCCCGAAACCCTCACCCTTAGACGCGGCCAGGAAAACGTCGGCCGCCGTATAGCACGCCGCCAAATAATCCGCCCCCAATGGTGCCCGGTACGCGTACTGGTCAACGATCCTGACCTGGTCTTTGCGCAACGCCACCGCGTCGAGCAGGTCGGCCAGGTTGATGCCACCCATAGCGCCATGCGCCTCAGTGTGCAGGTAGATCACGGCGTCATCGTGGCGTTCGGCAAACATCTTGAACGCGATCAGGTTTTCGGCGAACGCTTTGCGCGTCGGATACACGCCCTTGTTTGCGGCACCGAACATGACCACGAACTGGTCATCGGTCACGTTCATCAACTGTCGGCCCGTAATCCGCGACCCGTCCGCGTCGACCAGGTGCGGGGTAGGTTTGAACACCTTGGTGTCGATGGCGTGCGGCACATAAATGGATTCAATGCCGAGGTCGGCCAGGGCCTTCTGCCCGAACTTTGACATGGCGAACGGGGTGACGTTGTCCCGTGCACACCACGCCGCTACCTGCGGCGGGCACGGGGCATGGTCGATGGGCACCCATGACACAATCGGCCAGTTATCCCACTGTGGACCCTTGAACACCCACACGTCATACAGTGTGATGAGTAAGGGTTTGGTGTCCGGGTGCTGTTGGTGCCATTCCTGCATCTGTGCCGGCGCCACATCATTCGAATACGCCTCAGCGCCGCGGGCGAAAACTTTGATGCCGCCCCAGTCCGAGCCAGCACCCTCGAGCCCGTAGTTGGACATTACCGCGACATTGTGGCCGTCACCAGCTAGGCGGGCTATGACTTGCGCGGTTTGCCCGCCGTACCCTGTCGCCGCCCACGGGGCGTTACTGACCCATCCGATGGTGAGAGGGTCGCCGTTTCCGGCAGGTTGGCGCGACCCTCCTCGAGCAGCAGCCGAGCTACGGGGTCCGGCAGGTTCACGATGTTTCCGCGGATTTCTACGAGCATTACCCACCTCGGGTTTCCTTTCCAGCGCAGTGGATGGTGTCGGGGGGGGGCCCCCCCGCGCCCCACGCCCCCCCCCCCCCGGTGGTGTGTATGTAGAAACCC